TGTTTCTTCTGCGAATGGCCCTTGCCAGAAGGAGATCGAGAACAACAATCCGAAATGCCGTCTAGAAGTGTCGGTGGTGAATTGGCCGACACCGACAGCGCAAGACTTCAAGAAACGCGGTCCGAATTCATCCCAGAAAGGACTGGCGGAGATATCGGTCAATTGGGCAACACCCAATACAATGGATCATCTGCCCGTCAGATCGCCCGAGGCGATGAAAAAGATGATGGGACCGAACGGTCAGCGTGCGGGCAGATCCCGCCCGAGCAATCTGCGGGAACAGATCATGTGGCCGACACCAAGGGCACAGAAAACATCCTCCGAAAATCCTCACACATGGATGGAGAGACGAGCCAAAGGGCAAGTGGCAACACCGCCTTTGGCGATGGCTGCCATATTATGGCCGACCGTGACGGCGCAGGATTCCAAAAACAATGCGGGGCCGAGCCAATTTGTGCGGAACACCAAGCCTTTGAATGTGGAAGCTGTTTGCCATTCCCACCCGGACCCGAAGGCGATTGGGACGGAGTCCCAGCCAGTCTTAAACCCGCAATTTGTCGAATGGCTGATGGGCTGGCCCATCGGGTGGACAGAATTCGCGCCTGTGGAAACGGTGTCGTCCCATTGGCTGCCGCTCATGCGTGGAGCGTTCTTACAACTGCAGCAAATGGAGGAAAATAAAAACCATGACTGATACGAAATCAAAAGAGTTGAAAATCGAGCATATATCGGTTGATGACCTTATTCCTTATGCCAAAAATGCCCGCACACATTCTGATACGCAGGTGGCGCAGATTGCCGCCTCCATGACAGAATTTGGTTTTGTAAATCCAATTTTGTTAGGTGAGGATAATATCATCATCGCAGGGCATGGGCGTTTGATGGCGGCAAAAATGCTGGGCATGAAAAACGTGCCGACCATTCGCCTCAATCATTTGAATGAGGCACAGCGCCGTGCGCTGGTGATTGCCGATAATAAAATCGCTGAGAATGCCGGTTGGGATGAAAACTTACTGCGCGAGGAATTATCAGCGCTGGAAGATCTGGATTTCAACATAGACCTGCTGGGCTTTAATGCCGAAGAAATTGATAATCTGTTCTTGGATGATGCCAACGCCTCTGGCGGTTTGACCGATGAGGATGCCGCACCCGAAGTGCCTGAAACGTCTGTCAGCGTTCCCGGGGATATTTGGATTTGCGGTGATCATAAAGTGCTATGCGGTGATTCCACTATGATTGATAGTTACAACGCCCTGTTGGGTGAAGAGCTGGCGGACATGGTGTTTACCGATCCGCCCTATAACGTCAATTACGCCAATTCCATGAAAGACAAAATGCGGGGTAAAGCCCGCCCGATCCAAAATGATAATCTGGGCGAAGGCTTTGGCGATTTTCTCTATGATGTTTGCACCAACCTGATGATGGTCTGCAAAGGCGCGATATATGTGTGCATGAGCTCATCCGAGCTTCACACATTGCACGGCGCTTTTGTTGGCGCGGGTGGCAAATGGTCAACCTTTATCATCTGGGCGAAAAATACCTTCACGTTGGGGCGTGCGGATTACCAACGCCAGTACGAGCCGATCCTCTATGGCTGGAAAGATGGGCATGAGCATTTTTGGTGTGGGGCAAGGGATCAAAGCGATGTTTGGTTTGTGAACAAGCCCGTTAAAAACGACCTGCATCCAACGATGAAGCCTGTTGAGCTGGTGGAACGTGCCATCCATAATTCCAGCAAAACCAAGGATATTGTGCTGGATGCCTTTGGCGGTTCAGGCTCAACCATGATTGCCTGTGAAAAGACAGGTCGCCGCGCCCGCCTAATTGAGCTTGATCCGAAATATGTGGATGTGATTGTGAAGCGATGGGAGGAATTTACAGGGAAGAGAGCGATTCATGCTGAAAAAGGAGAAGAGTTTGCTATGATGAACAGATGATAGAAAAACAAACGCTCTATATTGTCGGAAATGGATTTGATTTGCACCATTGGAATGGTGCGAAGCCGGATACGTCATATCAGTGCTTTGGAAATTTTCTTAAAAACAATGATCCAGATCTACATGCGTTCTTTTCAATATTTATTCCTATAGAAGAATATTGGCATGAGTTTGAATGCTTGCTTGCTGAAATGGATATGGATAATTTCGAAGAGTATGTACACGAAAAAACGCTAAATTATATAAACGATTCTGACCCTCACTGTTTTGGAGAAGCAAGTTGGGAAGCAGAAAAATATGTAGATCTATTAACCAAAAATATAAGGCAACATTTTTCTGATTTCATCAGTGGAAATGCAGCCGACCGGGGTGGAGTTAAATACCCAGATCAGATTGATAATTTAAAACTTAAATTGCCTGAAAAGGCTCAATACTTAAGTTTTAATTACACTAATACACTGGAGCGTTACTACAATATTCCAAGCAATAATATCTGTTACATTCATGGAAAAGCAGATAATGTTGACGATCTAATAATGGGGCATGGTATTGAACCTTCTAAATTAGAAAAGAAGGTTGCTTATCCTGAAATGCCCGACAACTTATCTCCTCAACAACAAGAGATGTGGCTTGATGCAATGAGTAGTGAGTATTACAGCCCATCAGGTGAAATACGGGATCATGCAATAAGTGATTACTGGAGAAAATCTTTTAAAAATACTACTGCAATTCTTCAAGAAAATCTTTCATTTTTTGATTCCTGCAATGGATTGGAAAAAGTTATTGTAATGGGACACTCTTTATCTGAAGTTGACCTGCCTTATTTCGAAGAAGTAAAAAAAAGAGTCAGTGTTGATGCCTTATGGGAGGTTTCGTATCATAGCGATGATAAGAGGCTATTATACGAAAACACTCTTTTAAAACTTGGCATTTCAGAAAATAAAATAAGTCTATTTCAGTTACAGGATAGAATTATCCGATAACTCCGCACACCATCAAAGCGTTCGCTGATAATCTCTGCACCCGCTTTTTTGAGGATGGAGAGATGCCCGCGCACGGTGTGGGATTGCCAGCCAGTTTGTTTGGATAGTTCATCAATCGTTGCGCCTTTATCAGATTTGAGCAGTTGTTCAACCAAGGCTTTCTTGGTGATTTTTGGCGCTGGCTCGGCGGTGGTTTCCAGTGTTGTTTCGACGGCCTCGGCGGGCTTGGCTTCGGCTGTTTTGATTGGTTTTTTGCTTTGTTTTGTCATGGTTTTTCCTTTCTGTTGGTGATGCCATGAACGCTTCAATTCAAACGCTTATCAAGTCAATAATCCTTAAAAAGTGAGATAATATGGGACTTTCAATCAGGAAATACGCCACATTGCGCGGTGTAACCGAGGGTGCGGTGCGTAAAGCCATCAATTCAGGGCGCATCACGCCGAATGAGGATGGCACAATCGATGTGGAGCGCGCGGATCGTGAATGGAAAGAAAATACCGATGAAGCCAAAATCAATACAGGCCTGCCTGTGATGACGGAAAACATGCCGGCGGCAAACGGCAAGCCATCGTTTACCAAAATCAAAACCGCGCATGAGCTTTACAAGGCACAGCTGACGCAGCTTTCCCTGCAGGAAAAGAAAGGACAGCTCATCAACAAAGACATGGTGAAAACGCAAGTTTATCGCCTAGGGCGGCAGGTTCGGGATAGCTGGCTGAATTGGCCTGCGCGTGTGTCGGCCTTGATGGCTGCTGATCTGGGCATTGACGAACACGCTCTTCATCAGGCGTTAGAGCGCTATGTGAGGGAGCATTTAAATGACATTGGAGAGGGAAAACTCAATTTCGATTGAGTATGACGCAGCATTTGTTCAAAAAATCTACCTCAAAAGTTTTACCCCCGAACCGCATTATGATGTTGCCGATTGGGCCGATAGATACCGTTTGTTATCGGGTAAATCCGCAGCCGAACCCGGGGAATGGAAAACATCCCGCACGCCATACCTTAAGGAGGTAATGAACCAGCTTTCCACTAGCTCACCCGCACAGCGCATTGTGTTCATGAAAGGCGCGCAGGTTGGCGGAACGGAAGCCGGTAATAACTGGATCGGTTATATCATCCATATGGCGCCGGGGCCGATGATGGCGGTGTCGCCAACGGTAGAGCTTGCCAAGCGTAATTCGAAACAGCGGATTGAGCCGTTATTGCAGGAAACGCCAGAATTGCGCGAACGTGTGAAGCCTGCACGGGAACGTGACAGCGGAAATACGATCCTGAGCAAAGAATTTGATGGCGGTTTGCTGATTATGACGGGGGCAAATTCGGCGGCGGGTCTGCGTTCCATGCCTGCACGATATTTGTTTATGGATGAGATTGATGCGTATCCAGGCGATGTTGGCGGCGAAGGTGATCCAATCCTGCTGGCCGAACGCCGAAGCGCAACATTCCGTCTGCGCCGTAAGATTTTTATGGTGAGTACGCCAACTGTGAAAGGAATATCCCGTGTGCAGCGTGAGTTTGAAAAAAGCGATCAGCGCTATTTTTTTGTTCCTTGCACGAAATGTGGCCACTACCAGCATTTGCGCTTTACGCAATTGCGCTGGCCTGAGGGTGATCCTGAAGAAGCGAATTATGCTTGCGAGTCTTGCGGGCATCTCATGCATAATCATGAGAAAACATTATTGCTTTCCAAAGGTGAATGGCGGGCAACGGCAGAGAGCGTTGATGGCACGGTTGGCTATCACCTCTCATCACTTTATAGCCCTGTGGGTTGGTTTAGCTGGTCGGATGCGGCAACGCTGTTTGAAGAAGCCAAGCGCA